GTTGGTGATGTGATGAAAGGCATTACTGCAAATAAACTTGATCATGCACGTTTGCAAAAGCTTACGACACTTGAACGTGAGATCGGTAAGCTGATGTTTGATCCGCACCCATCGTCTGAGGAAAGATCGTATGCCGCAATGATAGTCGCAAAGAAATTTCTTGATAGTGGTGAGAAACTTGATCCTGAAGTTAAGAAATATTGCGAATGGATTATTGCAAACTATTCATCTCTCGAAGATACTGATGTGAAAGAAATATTTGCATCTAACATCTTTGATCCGAAAGAAGCAGAAGATCTTGATAAACATCTTCAGGATATTGTTACAAATAACAATATCACTGTAACTGAATCTGCAAAATCATAAAAAAATAAATGAATGGGGGCATTTGCCCCCATTCATTTAAATCATTCATCGTCATCAGTCAGCTCGGTTAATTCGTTAAAGAACTCACCAAGTTCCGATGATAAAAAGTTTTCAACGGCACTATCATCAGTGTCCTCATCCGAATTTTCCCATTCCGGATCAAGGGCATCCAAGACATTTGAAACAATTTCAGCTTCACTCAATTGATTGATGCCTTCATCACAGATATTTTCAACACCTTCGAGTTGGACATCAACATTTTTGTACATATCGTACAACCGATCTTGTGTTTCTTGATCCAGTGATTCAAATTTCTCTGAAAGAACTTCGTCATCTTCTTTCAGAAATGCAGAAATACTTTTGTAGCCGAATATCTTTGCCATCTTCTTCAATGATAATATTGAAATGATGAAAGACGGTATAACGTTTTTCATCAAAATACGTTCTACCGTATCAATGATTTCACGGTATCTTTCACGATGGCGTTCAATAAAATTTTTCTCAGACATTATAAATGCCCCTTTCATTTATTATGAATAAGACTCTCACTATCTTATTCGGATTAATAATATACATATAGAATCTTAGAAAAGTGTGTATTTCAACGTTTCAGTAACTTCATACGAAAGGAGAAGTGTTGAATGACTGATAAACGTAAGAAAGTCGAAACGTTGATTGATAAAGTTCTGAGAGCATTGGATATTTCTGGAAAGAACGCAGAGAAATATCGTCATATGTTTCAAACGATGAATGATCAACAATTTGACCAATGGATCAAAGGATTTCTTGCGGATCCGAAATCAAATATACGCGTGGATATTGAAGAGTTTGGTCCAGAATCACGTAGATTAAAATTCGAGAATATTGAAAATGCTGCGGATATTCTTGGAATCAAACTTTTCGAATATGTATACATGCCACATCTTTCTTCAGACCCCAACCGACCTGTAAGAACCAAGGAACCTGTACTTGTTGGTTATCTCAATATCAAACGACCGCAACAGATGGTCATGAAGAAGACGGGTCTGACGATCTCTGATACGGATCGTGATGAAAACACCGGTGCTGTGAAAGGTGAATCAAAAGCTGGAACAACAACTGGTGTCGAGAATGAGTTGCTTGCAGGTGCAGGTGCCGATGTGATTCTCTCTGAGATATCTGGAGCACGTGGTGACAATGTTACAGAATACGATAATATGTTGGATGAAATATCCCGTACTGGTTCTGTGAAATTGGAAAACATCAAGACTGGTGTCTATGATAAACCCACAGTTCTTCAGACAGATTTGTATCTTGCCGCTATGGGCATTAAGACAGATCTGATTTCAGAGTCTTATTATAGTATTGAAAGACTTCATGCAAACATGAAGGATATCAATCGTGAATCTATTTAAGAAAGGAAGTTTTTTATGAAAGTTAACGTAACTGGTCGTGGAGCTCTTCCGGGTGTTGGCATTCTTCCAGCACGAAACATCGAACTTACCGAGAATGACGTTCGTCGTTTGTTGAATTTCAAGAACGTCCGTGTGTACGATGCTGAGACCGGTGAACTGATTACAGCGAGATACTTCATTAAACAGAAGCCTCCCGCGAAAAAGACGGCTAAACCTATTGAAGTGAAACCGGAACCAATCCCGGTTAAGGAAGAAGTCGTTGAAGCTGCTCCTATTGCTGAGACAGTTACTGAACCGGATCCGATTATTGAAGTTCCGGCTAAAGAAGAAACTGTCTCAGCTCCTGAAGAACAAGAAACTCCTGTAATCGAGGAACCTGTCGAAGAGGTTTCTGAAATTGTTGAGGAGACTCCGATTGTTGAAGATACTGTCGATGAAACTGTTGAAGAGACAATCGAAGAAGTTGTTCCTGTTGAAGAGACCGCTGCTGAAGAAACTACTGGTGAGTCCGAAGAGGATAAACCGCGTAATACTGGTAATAAGAAAAAGAGAAATCGTCGTTGATGAAAGGGTGGGTCCAATATGTTTTTTATGGAACAATCCTTTCTTTCCGAAGAGGAAGCAATGCATTTCATCGAAGAATCTGCTTTGACAGATGAAGGTCGCATTGAGATTCAAGAAAAACTGTTGGACCCTGTCATCAAAGTTTTGAAGACACCATCTGGATTGAAAAAATATCTGGATTTGGGTAATGAGTTTATTGATCTCAATGCGGAGATGCTTGCAAAACAATTTCCAACAACAAAAGTCATATATCCTCGTAGATATGTCGATGATGTTTTGGGATTGTTTGGTTTCACTCCTGTCGAAATGAAGAAACTTATTAAAGAAATTCTTCAAAAACATGTAAATGCATCTGATTGGAATTCTATCGTTGCATATCCAACGAACATTATTCATGTGATGGCAATGATATATTCTGATTCAATTACAGCAGTCGATCCAAACGATGCTTTGTTGATCGGTAAAGAAGGTTACAAAGGGCGGAATCGTTTACGTGATTCCGCACGTCAACAATATGGATTGACATCGTATCAGATGTCATTTGCAATGTCATTCCCTTCACCTCCTATCCCGTCAATTATGGAGTACACCTATATGCACTTAGACCGATCCTGGAATATCGTGAAAGATGAAAACATGGTCACATGGATAGGTGAATCTATTGAGACATGTTACGCATTCTATCGTACCAAGATTGGTTTGGGTTTGACACCTCAGATTCTTGCGGATATGTTGAATCGTGTACGAAACACTTTCCGTCAGAATATGAGAACACTTGCACAACGTTACTACGCTGACGTTGAAGCAAACAATTCTGTTGCAGAAGACACTGATGATACAACAACGGTTGAAACATTGGAGCTCACAAAGATTCGCACGAATCTTTTGAGACGTATTTCAAATGGTGATGATTTGTATCGTAGAATGAATTCCACATACAAAGCAATTGCGAATTTGAAAGCAATCAAACAACCGGAAGTATTATATAACTTCGCGCAACGAGTTGAAAAGAAAGATATCGGTAAAATTATTGATTTGATTCTTTTTGTATTTATTACAAAAGAAGGAAACAAAATCTCTGATATCAATACTTCGAAATACATTGGAAGAATCACAAAGTTTCCAACAGCAGTCGATCGTGCTTTGCCAGGAAAACCTGTAATCATTCCAATGTGTCGAAAATACGGAGAATCCAATGACACAATTATCAAAGCATACATTTGTTTTGTTGCAACGTATATCATGCAACGAATCAATGATGTTGTTGATAAACTTTTGAGTTCATCCGAAGTATAATTATACTATATAAAGAAGGAGGTTTAAGGAATGCTTGTAAAGAAAAGCACACAGAGCAACAAGTATGAGACTGCGTGTTATGTGCAAGAAGCACCAATTGAATGTGGTCTTGCAAGTTATAAGGATGATCCCCGTGGTTTCAAACAGTTCCGTTCTGTGAATGGGCATGCATATGTCGAATTTGATGCAACTGTTCAAACATTCGGCTGTTATAACCGCATGAGACGCCGCTATGATCCCGTCAACTATTGTGCTGTCGTGGATAAAGATGAACGTATTGCGGAATTAAAACGTAAGAATGATTGGCGTGGTGAATTGAATCATCCGAATCCGGATATTGCCGGTGAACGTTTAACTGATATTCGTATGACAATTCCAGAGCCGACACGTTGTTCACACATTCTCAGAAAGAATCGTTTGGAAGGTGATCGTTATAAAGCGATTATCACAACCGATCCTGGATGTGCATGTGGTCAACAAGTTGCTGAAGAGATTATTGATCTCGGTATGGTCCCATCATTCTCTGTTCGTTTACTCGGTACAATGATTCCGAATGCGGGATATAATCAACCAAACATGCGTGTTACAAAAGTTATCACATATGACATGGTTGATTATCCTTCACATGAAGGAGCAGATGGCGATGTTGCACCAATCATTCATCAAGAAAGTGTCATTCCGGAGAAAACATCTGAATGTGTCATCTTCTTGAAGAATCTTGCACAATATTGTTCAGAGCAATCTGAAGATATGCGTGCAATCTGCGAATCGTTCGAAATTTCGGTTGATGAATTGATGGGTATTCAAAATGAATCCATTGTTGTTGAACAAGCCGATGGATGCAAAATGCGTATTCCACTTCGTGGCGAAGTCAGACGTGAAGCATTGGATATTCTGATGAATCGCGGACTTAAATGAGGTGATCCTCATGCTTGATCCAAAAGGTATTTATCTTGCTGAAATTAATACAAAATATCCGAGGGTTTTACAGACCCTCGGATATGATGTTCTGTTCGACGTCGATGAGATGAATAAACCAAAGGTCATTCCAACATTTGAAATGTGTGTAAATTCAATTCTCATGTTGCTGAAAATGAAACCTGGTCAATTTCCTTCGATCCCCGAGTTGGGGATCGATATTGAACAATATTTACATGAATATTCTGATGATAAAACAATTCCAAATACGATTAAAAGTAAATTGGAAGATCAGATGAATGTTCTTGGATATGTTGGAATCACCATCGATGTTTTCAATGACATTACAAGTGATGGACATTCTGCATTGATTATACGTATATCAGGTACAGAAAATCTGACATATCATCAGAAAGGTCAGAACGTTGTTGTTGGTATTACATATAATCAATTGGGTCAGATATATACCCGAATCAAATATATCGATTCATATTCATGAAAGGAGTTGATGTTTTATGTATGATGAATTGTTAAGATCAGTTGATAATATTGATATGGACTCAATTGATGCTGAAATCAATGTGTTGGAATCATTGATTGATTCATATGATAAAGCATTGACAATTCTTGAAAATTGCGATGATACAACAGATACATCATCATTCGAAATCTTCCAAGAAGGTGAAAGATGGGATAAGTTTAAGGCTGATACTAATGCACCAATATTTGGAACAAAGGATGAATCTGTAGCGAAACGTATCGCAATGGTAATTCCAAGATTGATTGCTGCAATCATTCGTTTATGCAAGAAACTTTTCTCAAAGAATAAGAAAGTTACTGAACGAATGGAAGCGGATGTTCGAGAGATGAAACAGTCTCTTGACAGGCCGGTGAGCACACAACAAACAATCGCTCCGAAAGAACCCGTGCAAAATAATCCTATCCCAGAACCAGAACCGGAGTCAGTACCGGAAAATGACAAAAAAGAAGAGCCTGTTGAACTCACGGCTCCGACTGAATCATTGAGAGACAACGCGCCCATGGAGAATACCAAAACGGGCGATGTGTATAAAGTCATATCATCCATTTTATTCGGTCAGGGTGAGAATGGTGACATCGATAAATTGTTCATTCAGGCAGAATGGTTCCGTGAGTGTGAAAAAAGTCTTTCTAAAGAATTCGATAAAGATGTCACTATTGAGAATTTACAAAGCCATCTTAACACGATAAAGAATTGGGCTAAAGGGATCGCAAAAGCACAAAATGAACTCGGCAGCTATCAATATAATGGTGGTGGAAATATCAAAATCAAGGATTCTGAATTCGTTGCAAAAATGGAAGAGTTTAAGAAAACAAACGAGGAAAATATTAATTCATGCAATGAATTAATCAGCTTTGTTGAAGAAAAGATATCTCGACTCAACGCAATACAAAGTGAGCAAGAAGGTAATGGTGAAGTAACAACAGTTCTTGCCCAGATTCTCCGGCAATATAGCAGATTCCTTAAAATGCTCAATACTTATGTTACTACAATTTGGCAAGCGTGGGAACATGACCGCGGGGCGAGAGATCAAGCACGTATTGTCTCAACGTAACATAATCAAATCTATGGAAAGGAGTTGAAATATCACAATGCAAATTGTAATTGACAAAAGTTATTTTGATAATATCAAAGTAGCTATTGATTCAATGAATAACTTTTTTGCTTCTGGATTCAAAACAAAATCATTTCCTGTCGTGAATAATGATTTTGAGCTTGATAGAATCATGGCAAGAACATTGTCATGGTTGAATAATATTGAGCCATCTTGGATCGAAGATCCAAATAAAGCAGTTGAAACATTGAATGAATTGAAAAATATTGTCGGAAAAGCTGCTGCAACACCCGGCGATGTGACAGAAGCCGTTGAAGAAGTTCCCACTGATGCAAATAATCCTTGGGTGAAGATTATTTCTGGAGAAGATAAACATGCTTCCGATATGTTCCATGCATTCATTGGATTCAAGGTTCTCCAATATATTACAAATAACTTTGACAAATACGAATCATTGATGAATGGTATCTATTCATTTGAATTATTTACTAAACCATCGATGTATCGTGATGCAATCACTATATTCACAGCACCAATTCCAATGCCAGAATTGGATGCAATTGCAAAGCTTCCCGGCGAATATAAGTTATTTGACGCATCAGATTATGTCAACAGCATTTTTGATAATGATCAAATTAAATTACCGGAAGAAATGGAACCTGATACGGAAATTCAACGTTTCCAAGCATTTGGTGATTTGCAAGATTGTGAAATCATTATCAATGATTCTGTACAGGAAGCTGCAAAGATTGATTATTTCACAGAAGCCGTTGAAGGTATACGGTATTCAAAGGGTAAATGGCAAATCTCAAAACAATTCACATCTGCAATCAATGATATGTTGAAACGTTTGAGAGCTTGTGAAAATACGGATGATTTGGCAGCATTATTCAAGACAGCAACAATCAATCCGTATGCTTTCAGAAATGCAGTTGTTCCTGCAATTCTTGTTCGTGTTTTTGTAAATCCGGATAAAGTTGCAGAAACCGACAAGGAAGAATTCAAAGACTATACAAAGTCCTATGCTTCTATTATCAGACAGAATGAAGGAGCAAAAAGATTCTCCAGAATCGATTTGTTCTCGACATTTAAAACTGATAAAGAAGGTACGATTCAATTCCTTGAAGATTTCTTCAAACTGAATTTGGTTAACAATGAAAACATTGTTATTTCCAACAATACACTTCTGACTACATTCAACATCTTCGACTCTCACATATATTTCACGATTCTTTATCATGTAATGGATGAAAAGAAAAAAGAAGAAGAAACATTGGATGGGTTCATCAAGCGTATCCGTTCAAGAATTAACAAAAATTCACATGCAGCAAATCCATATCAAAAGAAAAAGGAAACAAAGAAAACCATCGAAGGTTCTTCTCAAGTTACAGAATATGCAATGGAATTGATGAAAGAACTTGGTGATCTTTCCATTTCTGATATGAGATATTGTGAGTCTTTCCATGATGCAGTTGATGCTGATATTGATACAATCGGTGATGCTTTGTATAATAAAGGTGTATCTGCAATCATGATTGACAACTATGTTCAGGAAGCTGCAGAGAACGGTGAAATGCCAAGTTATCTGAAAGCACGACTTGGTATGTCTGATGAGCAAAAGAAGAAACCGGATGAAGACATCAAAAATAAAACCAAGAAACGTACAGCAAATAATACAGATGACGATGAAGAAGATGACATCGAAGTTCCGGAATACATGAGGAACAGAATGGATTCAACTGGAGAAATTGATCCTATGATCACAGACATTCAGTTACCTCCGGATGTTCCTGCAAATAAACCGGAAGATTTAGCAAGTTCTATCGATGCAAGGTTGGATACAAATGCAACCTCACTCGGTGACATGCTTGGAGCGGATTACAAGGGTGAAGTCAAACCGGCATCTAAGGGTGGACCTGGTACTGTTGTTTATAATATTACAAATAATTATACGAATTCACACAATACGACGAATGATCTTTCAAATAGATCGCATACGTCGAATATTACGACAACCAACAATGATTTGTCTGTGAATAAACGTACAAATTCTGCATCTCGTAATAAGCCTATAAACAATTATGATAATACCAGACCTTCTTCAAATTCTAAGGATTCGGATACTTTTTCTACTGGAAAAAGTGTCCAAGAAGTCTTTGCACTTCTGAATTCCGAAGAGCCCCTATTTGTCGAATCGGATTCTGGCAAACCTCCACAGGGAGATATGTTGACAGCCGCTATGGATGCCGACAGAAAAACGCTTCCTGCTCAGCAGGCAGCGAAACGCGGTGTACAAAAAGTGATGAACACCGGCAAAGCAATTCAGAAACCGATCACTCGGACAAAGAATTGGTTGCGTACCATGGTTGATTCTTTCATTAAGAGAGATGAAGATCGTGTAAAAGCTGATCTGATTGAAAACCCATCTTATCGATCTGCACTTTACAAAATCGGAAGAATAGCAATTAAAACTGGAAAGTTTGCATTGTTCTATTCTATTGCACCTTGGCTTGGATTCTTGGATCTTGGTATTGAAGGTGCGAAACTCATCGACAGAGATCGTTTGCGTAAAGAAGCAAATCAAGAGATTGCAACTGAGATTCAAATCATCGATGAAAAAATCGAACATTTGAAACATGGTTCACGTTGGGGTGAAAAACAATCAGATGATGATCGTCAAGAGTTATACAAACTGATGCGTATGCGTCAGAAACTTGTCGATATGTCAACTAATGCTCGTAAGCAATCGCTTGCAAATCCGAAGTCGGTTTACTAATGAAAGAGGTGATTGTTCAGGATGGATGATAAGAACTTGTTCTATACTGTTATGGAGGCAGACGGAGATCTCCTCGAACCATTCACACCGACAGAAGATCCTCCAGCCGAAGCAACAGATCAGCAACAAGGTCAAACAAACGAACAACCACCGTCTGACATGGGAGCAGAAGATCTTCCACCAGAACCAGGTGGTGGGATGGAAGATTTAAGCTTCGATGAAAACGGAGGAGACATGGAAGGACAACCTGAGGATGAAAACCAAGAAGGTGAAGGTGAAACTCAGAATCAAAATCTTTCTCAAAAAGCGAATGATGTTTTGAATCAACAGCTTTATCAGCAATTGCTGAATAAGAATGATGAGATTCAGGAGACACTAGAAAATCTTCAGGCTATCTTACCAATTCTTCCAAGTGATGTCGTTGCTCAAAACGACAAGTCAATCAATCGATTGAATCGCGTACTCACAAACGCGCAAGATTACGCGCTCAATAAGTTTGTGAACTTGAGCTATGGTGAGAATCTGATGTATTATCAGAAGATCTCCAGTTTGTACACCTTGTTGCAGAATGAAATCGATTCGGTGTTGAAGAAGTTTCAGAAAGATTCTGAATAACTTGGTTTACACATGTCCATGATGCATAGCATCAAATAAAATAATAAAAAAGGAGTGTTTCTATATGGCATTCAGTCGTAATGCTGGTACCCACAACTCATGGTTCCAGGAACAGCAGAGCCTCGTCAATGGCGCATCTGAATCCGAACTGATGGGTCTCCGCGACACATTTGACAACAGATTGGAAGATACTGTTGGAACGATGCAGAGTCGTATGGGCGTCAATGTCATGAAAGACGTCAAGAAGATGCTCGAAGATAAGAACGTGATGATGGAGTATAAAACTCTGCTCCTCGATCCGATCCTTGACGAGCTGAGAAATACTGCATCAGAGGCGGATTCTTCTGAGAAGTTCCATCTCGAGTCTGTTGCAAGTCAACTTGAAGAGGCTTGGGATACTTCTGTCAAGTCCTTCATGGTTCAGGAGTCTTACAACGTTTCAAACTATCTGCCGTTGTCTACTCTTGACTTCCCGGCTTTGATTAAGCAGTACATCCGCTTCCTCGGTAAGGATATCATTCCTGTTCAGACCGCTTCTTCGGTGAACATCGAGCAGCGTATCTTCATCAAGTATCTGGTTAACAACCAGACTGGTGAGGAGTATGAGACCCCGGCAATCTACTTCCAGAAGGATGACAATGGTCAGCCACTGTGGAAGAAGCTGTGGAATGCTGGTAAGGGTCTGCGTCTGAATGATAAGGACGTTCTGACTCTGTCTACTATCCAGGCTGCAACCAACAAGAAGTATTCTCTCTTCAATTGGCTGCTTGGTGATGACGATCAGCCGACTACCATCACCCCGAATGTTCGTACCCGTATCTCCTATGATTTCGGTATTCAGTACGTTCAGATCGATGGTAAGAAGGTTCGTCTGCCGCATGGTGGAATCCAGATCGATATCCAGACCGGTGGTGTCTTCCTGAATGGTGGTATTACCTCCGACATGAAGCTTGCTGTTGTCGATGAGAACGGTAAGACCACTGGTGAGGTTGTTACTGGTGTCGCAGATCGTCTCTCTGGTGTTATCGACTTCATCAAGGGTACGATCACTGCTACTTCCTGTGGTTCGATCACTGGTATCTATGTAAGCGGTCACGTTTCCAATGAGACCAACCTGAGAACCATCGGCTTCCGTGAGTATCCGGAAATCCGTAAGTTCCAGATCGCTGACGGCGTTCGCTTCCAGCTTCCGTTCACCGTTGAAGACTTTGCTGAGGCTAACTCTTCACTGAACTTCAACCTGTACAACAGACTGGTTCAGGAGCTCATCACTGCACAGGAAATGTTCGAGGATGAGTACATTCTCCAGTTCCTGGATGAAGAGTTCAATAAGTATGACGGCGCAGAGTCTGACATCTGGGCTCTCGAGAGCTACACTGCTACTGAGTACGTCGATCTTGATCCGACTGCAATCTCTCCGAGCTTTGCTGGTGATCCGTTCGAGTACAGAACCAACATCATCCACAACGGTATCGCATCTCTGATCTATGAGCTGTGTGATCGTGGTAAGCTCGACAACCTCGGATTTGTCGTCTATGCAAACCCGAAGGCTGCTCGTCTGCTGCAGAAGTTCGTCACCTGGACTGTCAAGAAGTCCACTGAGATTGGTGGCGTTCTGATGAACCATGCATTCGGTGTTCTGACCGATACCGATATTCCGATCCGTGTTGTCGCTTCCAACCGTGTCGATGCTTACATCAACATCGAACCGTACCAGGATGGCGCACAGGAAGGTGATGTGTCTCGTGAGTACTTCTACAAGATCGTCGCTTATCCGATGGATAAGTTCCACATCTCCTACAAGCACCTCCGTTTCGCTCGTCACCTGACCAACTCTCCGGAGAACGCAGCATATGCAGACGCTCAGAATCCTGGCGGCGCAGCTGTTCTCGTTACCACATCTTCGCAGTATCGTACCATCGCAATCCAGGGTATTCAGGCTCGCCTGATCTGCAAGAACACTGTTCTTGTTCCAGATTCTAACGCTGGTCTGGTTTCTGGTGGCGATACCCCGACTCCTCCGGTTGATCCGACCGAGGGTTACACTGTGACTACTGAGGAGCCGGCAAACTGGGCAACGACTTACGGCAACTACTGGAAGGTGAATGCGGCTGGTACTGCAATGGAGGCTGTTACCGCAGTTGCTCCTGAGTTCGACACCACGAAGTTCTACTTCACAGCTGCAACCGGTGGCGAAGCAATTCAGACCAAGCCGGCTGATTGGGATACCACCTACAGCACCTACTATGTCGCTACCACCGAAGAGGGTGAGCGCACTGCGGTTACTGGTGTTGCACCGACATGGGCAGCTAACACCTACTACACCAAGAACGCTTAATTGCGCGGCATAATCAAAACGCCTGATGTGATGATGGCGGGGGTTAACCCCCGCCATCAATCATATTATTTCACATAATCTTCAATCATTACAATACATTTATCGATGATATATTCTTCTGATATTTCCGGATACGTTCGTATCGCACGTTCCGTTATATCAGGTAGAGCGCCTGCGATTGGAACTTTCTGATTCGATCGTTTGATTGTCTCAATGGATAATAAATCGGAAATTGTATCCATGATTTGAGATACCTCATCTGGTTTTGGGAATTTCTTTCTCTTTGCTTGTTCTTCTTCTTTCTGAAGTTTAATTTGCAATCCAGATGATAATGTATTTACATTCGTACGAACTTCATCTAATTCTTCCATGATTTCTTGGTTTCTGTATTGATTATCTATATTTGATTTCAGATTGAAGTACAATAAACGATTTGTATCTTCAAGCTGACGACGAACATGTGATAATCTTCTACATACAATGATCATTGTTGTACAGAATACAATTGTAATCATTGCGAAAATACCGATGATAATGTACGCTGTGAATGCGTCGATATGAATGGTCATATTGATTACCTCCAAAAATTTAATAAGAAAGGTGGTGTGATTTTGCTAATGAATGGTTTTGGTAGTGACATGGTTAAAGCATTTCTGAAAAATGGAAAGCTTGAAGCCATAACTGAATATGCTAAGATTAAACATCCAGGACGTAAACGGAATGTGATTGTTTCTTCATATAAAGGATCGACAATTCGTGCATTTACGAATGAAGATCATATTCATCTGATCTATCCTGAAGATGCTACCGAGATTCAGTTAGAATCTGTTGCTGATGCAATTGCAAAAGGAACAATTTTCGATGATGCTGAATCTTTGGATAATCATGCATCTTATGTAATGATGACCAATACACCAAATCGTGTAATGACACGTTGTGGTGTTGATACTCCAAAACACCTGAAGATTGTATTGACCGGTATTATTGGTCGAATGTCTGATGATGGTACTTTGGAGATTTCTATTGGTGATGTTACCAATGGACAAAACTTCATTGATCAGTTGAAAGAACCTGATGCTGAAGTTGAGAAACTTGCTGATCATTATCTTGACATCAAGGATCATTCTTCATTACCAAATGACTTGAAAGATGATATTCATGATTCAAAACATGAAATTGAAGACATTAAGAAATTGAGTGATGAGGAAACCATTGACGATGATGACATTGAAGAAGATGACGATGATGAAAAGGATGAAGAAGAACACTTCGAACAAGAAGCTTTCTTTGCACGTCGTCCGAAGAAACTGAAACCGATTCCTCGTGATGTTATTGCATATATCACTGTCGAATTGAATGCCATTCAAGATTCCAATGATCAAGCAATGTTGGCAGGTTATACTTGTTCAAAAATTGAACTTGTTGACTTCTATCTGAACTGCATTGATACGCGGGATGATCGTTACATTGTTCCGCATACAAGACAATATCTTGAACAAATGCAAAGCGACTTGAATAAGTTACTGTCTCAGATTCTGAAAGTTAAACCTATCAATCGTTCACAAGGTATTTGGAAGCAGAATGTCACACTGCCGGAAGGATGGCGAGGATAATGGCACGAGAAATTGAACAAATCATCTGTGAATATCGGACGATGTTCGAAGACGTTGCCAAAACAGTTCCGAATGTCCGTCCGGCTGACGATGTATTATACACGTCAATGGATTATGGGAAAATCCTTCAAGAAATGTGCGCATTCTTGGAAGGTTATATTTCCTATAAGGATGAAGGCAAAACCGATTATGATGGCAAAGTCATTACATCCACCAAGAAATACTATGATACAATGTTTGCAAATTCTGGCGTTAATGATCCTTATCGTCATCAGATCACGATGGCTGATATGAATACTGTGAATGAGTCATTCATTCAAGGAACACAACGTCTTAAGATGGTTATGGAAACAATGATGGAGAAACATCCTGATTTGGAATCCGAATCATTGGTCACGATGTCACGTAACCAGTATAACAAACTGGCAAAAGTATATCGTGATGACATGCAACTGTATCTCTGGTTGGCTACGAAATCTTCGAAAGTCAATCCGAAATGCGCACCAATCAAAGATCGTGTCAACTTCTGGGATGTGAATACACCCGTGATGCATCGACTCGATCAATATCCAAAATAAGTAAAGGAGTGTAATATCATGAATGAAATGATTCAGGAAGCTGTACTTGACAGTATCGAATCTATCGATGACGCTCAACTGTTCGCTGAGTATGAAGTTCTTTCAGCTCTTGCAGCAACATACATGAAGTCTGCCATGATCCAAGAAGCATCAACTGGTCTTGATTTTGACGGATATGAAATCGTTCAGGAGTACAAGGGTGAAAAGGGTATCGAGACCGTGACATCTGAAAAAGATGGAACATATTCGTCTGTCGGAAAGCCCAGCAAGAAGTACAAGACCAAACAGGGCATCTTGTCCAAGATTCTCGGATGGATCAAATCAGCTGTCAGAAGAATCCGTGAAGCTATCGGTGGAGCGTTCAAAAAGCTCTTCAAACGCAAGGGTTTCACAAAGTACGAGCTTGCAAACATTGGTGGCAATGGAGGTAAGCTTATTCCTAAGACCGAAAAGGGTCGTGAAATTGTTGAAGAAATCAAGAGCGGTAAGGTTTCGGATTATCACAACGACTATGTGTCATTGAATGACGTCATGGTCGAGTTTGCAATCAGTTTCCCGGTACGTGGTCTCGTGATTGTTGCAAAGAATCTTGAAGAGATTGCCGGTATGTATGAGAAGGCTTCTCAGGAGTACCAGAACAAGGACAACACGTCTCACAAGACGATTGCTGCGTGTCAGTCGGCTGTTGAAAAGCTGAAGAAGATGAATATTGACAATCGGTCTAAAGACAATAGGACTGTGCCTTATCCGGAAATTCATCAGATTTGGCAGGAGAGCGATGAGCGCCTCAAGAATATTGAGTCCCGTATCGATAAGGCTCGTGCATACTTTGATTCGTACAAGGATTCTGTGTATGAAACACAGTATCAGTACAATCAGGCTGCAAATCCTGATAAGAAAGCAAAGTGGGAAGCAAATGCACAGGCAGAAAGCTTTACCAAGTTCATCAATACTGCTAATAGTATCATGGCAGAGGTGAACAAGTGGTTGAAGAAGTCCACCGATCTCAAGAAGGCTATGGACGACTGCATCACTAAGCAACGTGCTGCTAAGAAAGCTCAGCTCGATCAGACTCAGAGTGACATTGACTACGAGGATGAAGAGAACAAGTTCATTCCTGGTGGCCAGGACTAATTATGGATACTTTCCAATTCAATCAAGAAGCATGTAATGCATGCAAAACGTTTGCAGAAACGACGAACACTCTGTTTGATCAGTGGTGTTCGTCGTGTGCAACGAATGGTGGTAACATGGTTGATTCTGTTCAGGAAAATAATCCCGTACCGCCAACCGCCAGTGATATCTTTGCAAGACCTGGCGTTGATTAACGAATAAGAGAAGGTGTGACGATTGAATATTTCCGATGTAATTGGTGATATCAAAATGACATTGGGATTGGAGACAATTGCTTTGCCGTTTGATCAACCTACTGAGAACGTGCTGAGAGATATTATCAAAACATCTGTTCGCACCTTCTCTCAATTCAAACCATGGATTCGAGAAGGTTATGAAACCATCAAGAATCTCCGATCTCCGGATGATATGTCGAAGAAACTGGGAATCTATGTATTACCTGGTGATTTAACACGTACTCCGGTGCAATATGCAGAAGCATGTATTGCATCATCGCAATTAAGCAGTGATGTTGTCGCAACCAATTCATTTACAGTTGGATCTCCATTTGTTGGATTTGGTTCATACTATCCACAAGATATTTTGAATGCAACACAAACTGGAGCTGCTATTAATAAATATGCGGGTGTTACTTCTCGACCACAGACTTCTGAATGGTTGGGTTTTAACAAGATCCGGTTGTTTGATTATCCTGCTGATGCATTGGTTCATTTTGTTGTAAAATGCGATCATGATCCATCGTTGGAAACAATTCCAGAATCATGTCGTGAATCATTTATTGAATTAGCGACATTAGATGTCAAGAGAACATTGTACAGCATGTTGAAAAACATGAATCAAGTGGGGTCTGCATTCAAAGAAATTCAACTTCGCATTGATGACTGGTCTGGAGCAGAAGATGCGAGAAATCAATTGGTTGAAAAGTGGACCAATACATTTCATTTCGATGAAATTGATTGGATCACGTTCTTCTGATTATGAAAACAAACTGAGAGATGATGTGTGGGCTCTTAGGCCCACACCCATCTTTTGGTATTATTATATATTGAAAGGGGTGAAGTTGATATGGCAAATTTGATGCTTGATTTCACGAAGGGTTTTGTTTCATCAGTTGCTCCTGAATCTTTATCGGATTTGAAATCAGATGCAGAGAATATACGTGATACATTGATGGGTGGTGCTAAGACTGCTCAAGATAAATATCGTGAGATTCGAAATTCATCTGGTTTTAAAAAGGTAACAGATTGGTTCTTCCATCGTGGATCTGAATTCGGTGAGAAATCATCATTTGAAAATGATAATGATGATGAATTTGATGCCGGATTTAATTTTGATGATGGAGACTCGGATACATCGTCGTCAAAAGTTCTTGATTATGATGGCATGAAGGATATTGCCAAAGGTCAAGTCAGCTCCATGTATCAGATTGCAGGTAAACAAACAGAAGCTTCTGCGATGACTGCATCTGAAATCATTACGACGATGAATACCCGTTCATCGGAAATCTTATCATCTTTGGGTAATATCAATTCATCTTTACAAACGATTTCCGGAAAACTTGATAAATTAATCGAATTAAGTACAGTTGCAACACAAGAACGGGCACGTCAACAATCATTATTCGATTCATCTGGAAATTTGACACTCGGGAATACTATTAATTATTTGAAACAAAATCTTCCTTATCAAACTGAATTAAGTTTGTTGAAAACTGGTGCAGAGATGCTTCCGATGATATTCCAAGCATCAAGTAATAAAGCGGAAGGTTTTGGTTCTTTAGCAGGTTTGATGACCGGTTTGGCTGCGGATAAAAAACTTCGAATTCTCGATAATCGTTCAATTGATGAAATTCGTGATGCAATCGATGAACGTGTAAACAATGCACAAAATAATTTATTATCAAAACTTTTGGATTGGGATAAATTCAAAAAGTTATTTGGTGATTTGTCTGCACGTGAAAAAAATCGCGATTATTCAACATATATCGACAATCAATACAATCGTGAAAAAGCTGTCTTTGATAATATGACACGTAAAACGATTATTGATGTTATTCCTGGCTATTTGAGAAGAATCACTGCTGCGTTAACTGGTGAGAATTTGTATGTATCATCCGAAGGTAGTTTGTCGACGGAACGTCCTCGTGAATTCCAAAATGTATTTTCATCAACAATTCAAAGTGGTTTTAATTCACGTCGAATAGACGAAATGATGAAACAAGCATCTTCTGACATTGATAAGAATGATGTGTTTATTGCACAACGTGTTCTTGTATCTTTATACATATTCCATGAGATGCGCGTAACTGGTCGTGCAACACAGGGAAAAATGTTTGAAAATGGTGGATTACCTGAAATAAATGACCAAGCAATTGATTATTTGACCCAAGGTGACAACAACAAACATAGTCGTGCATATTGGACATCTGTCATTCAATTGATTATAACAAAATTGATGACTGACAGTAATTCACGTGATGCCTTTGCTCGTACAATCCGTCAAGGCGCAACAAGTTCACATTCTCGTGCAAAACGATATGCTGAAACTGCAACTGTCACATATGACATCGGTGAAATCACTGATGAAATAGTCAGTAATATTGTTGGTGGATATGTTAAAAATGCTTCTGGTAAAGATGACCGTACATGGAATGAGCGTATTAAACAATCTGAGTTGATTGGTAATATTGGTGTAACTTTCCGTGATGTAACAGCATCAACAGTTGATTACTTGGCATCTATATTCACAATACTGAATCGTGGTGTTAATGTATATGCTGTACGTCGAAGAAATAAACCATATGAACCAATTGAATTACAAAAAGTGCAACACAACGCGCCAGCATCACAACAATCAACTCTGACTCCTGAACAACCTACTCCAATACCACCTGTTCAAATACCAACATCTCCTGGTGAAGAAACAGATGGTGATCATCAGCAACCAGAAATGTCATCAACCGGTAATCCTTTGTCGGATACTATTAATTCTGCAAAGAATTTTGTGATGAAGCCAATCAATAAAATGAAGGAACATCTTTCTACTGACATGACTTCATTAAAAGCAATGACGATTGATTCTGCTTCAATCGACTATAATCGTGTAATGGCACAACGTACTGCTGCGGGATTAGGTGATTCTGAAGACGATAAGAATGACAAATACATCGCTGATTCTGTTCTGGCTGCAATGAATGCATCTGTTCAAGATGGTGATACTGGACCACTGATGCAACAGATCAGTGAAATCAAGAATCCAAAACTGAAAGCGCGTTTGTCGAAAGTTGTTGAAGGAACTTTACAACGTGCAGAAAATAAGAAACCAGCACAATCAAAACTTGGTAAAATATTGACTTGGGGATTCGGAATCGTCAAAGGATTTATTTTACCAAAATTACAATCTGCAAAAACATTCATTACGACACTTGGAAAGAAATTACTTTCACCTATCATCAACAGTTTGAGACAATCAGGACAAAGAATTCTTGGTGGTGCAAATGCTATCAAAGAAGGATTCTTTGGTTCGGATGAATCATCTGGTATCTTTGGTAGAATGAGAGAAAATAAAGAATCCAGACGTTTGAATGGTATGTTATCTGATATCAATGAAACACCAACATCAACAAAACAGACGTTGACGACAGATGTTTCTGCGTCATCATTGATTGATCTTGGCGCACCTGTATT